CCTTGGCCTTATCCCGAGCGGATTGCTCCGCCCGCCGCCTCTTCTCAGCCTTAGTGATGTTTGCGCTCATGGTTAGATGAAATCACTCGGTTAAATAGTTAGACCCCGTGTAGAGCAAAGCGTGCGTGCGAGTGCGTGCGTGCCTACATTGCGTCCTGTGTGACAAAGGCTTCCGTTGCAGGGTGATCCACCATGAACGGAAAGCGAACTACACCATTGATCAAGCGAACCAGATCACGTAGCGTTTCGCCATCAATGTCATACCCGGCTGCAACATAGTTGAGTGTGTCGACATCGTAGTCAGGAACGCGTTCCGTGCGTTCAGACAACTTGTGTCGGGCTTCTGGGTCCTCGTAGGGCGTTTTCTTGCTCCCTTTAAGGACCTTGCACACCTGCCTTCCCATGTCACCAAGAATGGGCACATGAGGATAGCAGCGTGCCTCCATGTCGGCCACACCGTGTAGCCAAGCGTACGGGTCACCGCCCTTGTATATGCACCAGTGATGCTTATACAGTCGGCGACCCAACGTGGGCCCCCAATACCAACGACCAGCGACGGGGTATGGGCGCTGGCCCAAGAAGACACAGCGGAAAGGGTTCTGCGACAGTTCACTCTTTGTTGAGTCGATCATAAATCCGAATGACCTGATGTGCGAGCACAACAGTTCCAGATGATTCTGGGTAAAAGGTACGGACATGAGCCAAAGAGAGTCATCGCCAACCACACCAAGTTTACAATCCACCTGCATTTTCCTGATCATCTGTTCGGTAACTGCCTCAACTCGCACACGGTTAAGTGTGGCAGCCATTGACACAGTAATTACTATGCCATTCAACAAGGCGTTGATCAACGCCGTGTCGTCCCGACCAGATGCGTTCATGTAATCGCAAGCGTATTTTATCCCGGTGTTAAAACCACATTTCCCCTTGGGCCGCGCCCAAATGTCAAGTATGTGCCAGAAATACTCAGGAACAGCCTGCAGGATGTGACGATAAATTTTAGTGACGCAACCTAAGGCCTCCTTTCCAATAGTCCGGTCAAACATACTATAATCCCCCATGACAAAAGTTGTCAAGCCTGGCAAAAAGTGCCTGTTGAACCATTCGTCCAACTGTTCAGGTGAAGTGCAGGCATAAAAGATGGGGCTATCTTTGTCCCAAGCCCTCTTCAGAGCAAACAAAACCTGCCTCAATGTGGGTCCTGCTAACACATGGGTGATGTCGGCCGGTCCTTGTATGAGTCTAGGTTTATAACTCTCGAGGGCCAGGAGCCCGATTGCCTCATCAACCTTGAAGCCCGGCAGTTTCTCGGTCTTGACGAAGGCAAGAAATTGATCCATTCTAAAAGCATCGGGACCAACCTCGTCATATATGGCCTTCACCCTCCTCAGTACTCGTTGCCGAGAACCGGGGAAAGCCTTCACCCATTCCTCAAAGTCATCAGTCCCATCTCGGAAATGTATCTGCTCGTCCCAAAGAGAAGAGTTCGTTCCACGAAGAATAGTGGGCAAGAGCTTTTCAACGTGGTTCCACCGTCTGTGCATTCCCGGCGGAGGTGCTTTCTTCTCCTTGAAGGCACGGACTAGCAAGGCATCTCGTGTGGAAAGGGGCGTCGGATCAGTCACCATCGGTGGCGCTCCACTTACTAGATATCCTAAACCGAGCAATTTCGTCCGGCCAGGCTTCTCTTTCGTGTCCTGTGGAGCATTGGCGCGTATTACCGTTTTCCGCCCCTTTCTTACGACCCTATGCGGTACATAGCCGACCTCCGAAGCAGTATGGTTTGAACCAAAAATGCCATGTGTCGCGCCGACAGGGGCCTCAACGACAACATCGGGGTTCAATGGTAGTTGCTTTGCGTGTGAAACCACCATTCCCGTGTAGCCAGTTGCAACGAACTTTCCTTGCGCGGCATCCATTGCGGCCTGGGATGCGTTCCCTGCCCAACAATTTGGGCAGTTCATGCTGAACCAGCGGCCCTTGGAGCCGAGTCGCCATGGTGGCGAGTTTCCGCAGCTGTGACAGGCCTTCACATCATAAGGCTTCTCGGGTAGAAAATACTTTGTGTGACATGCGGTCTGACGTTTGGCTGCAGCCACTATTTTAGAGCGGTAATCAACGCTCCACATGGCCAGGAGAAGTTCATATGCCCTATCGGCCGGCGTCGTGTTCTGGAAGTCCCTGGATTTTAAAATTCCCGAGACGACCTGCCACAAAGATGATAGCTCAGGTTGTGTCCTTGCGATCACAAAAGAGTGCCAAGCAACGTTGAATCGTTCCTGTGCTTCATGATCACCTGGAAACATTGGGCGGACATCCGTTACCGTATCGCGAGTTATGACATACCATTTCCTCGAAAACATGTACACTAGATGAAGGATCAGCATGACCACCAACACTGGCATCAGAAGTAAAAGCGATTGGCCCAGATGTTCGATGGCATACCCAAATAACAGGTATAATGACAGGAAAACGAGGAACAAGAGGTATATGAACAACAGTGGTAACTTTGCAGTCATCATGTCTTCACACGGCCTGACCTTGCTCACCCAGACCCTGGTGGCAGTGCCATCAAGATACTCAGCGGCAAGGTTTGCTTGGGCCGTGAATTCGTACACGTCACTGAGTCCATACGCCGACGTTTTAATGCCCTCTGCCCTTTTCAGAATGGGTGCTTGTGAATAGCGACTCGCATCACCAGGCACAAGCACCCCTCCCTCCCATTTTGGGGCGGCATGATCTAAAACACCGGCGCAATTCCCTACAAAACCCTCGGTCCCGGATCCGACAATCCAGGGGTGTCGCACTGACTCAACAAAAGTGCGCACCCAACGCAACGGGTTCCAAGAGCAGCGAACCGCTGAGCAAAACATCCCTCTAAATCCAGGCAAAATCACGTCTATGCCCTTGGCCTTGGCGGCAACTCGATCACAATCAAGGGTCAAGTTTGTCGTCCACCACTTGGCCGGCCACTGTCCCGCCACTTTCAATGGTGCGTTGGCTCCACGGTAAAAGTAGCGCATCTCAGTGCCTTTAAAGAACATAACCTGATTTACGCCGGCGTCGAAACGTTTGGTCATACAGTCACTGCGATCGGCATGCGTTTGACATGCTACCTGCGACCAGTTCTTGCTATCGCAGGTCTGACATTCAGACAATCGACACGGATTACAGGAATTTAACGCCGCTAGCTTAATGGGGACTACATGGGCACCGTACTTTGTTTGAAAGAAAGCCAATGTGTTCCCTGGTTTAGGATACAATTTTATTCCTTTCAACTCAGGCAGTGCCGATGTTGACGTGTCCTCCATAGGGGCGAGCAGCGGTCTCCCGCATCGATTAAAGACGTCATATGGTTCGAAATCTCCATCAATCAACTGTAAAATCCGAAGCTGCACATCAAAGGAGATCACCTCCAAACCAGACAAATACAGCTGATCAATGACCGCCAACAAGTCCTTAACGCTTTCGCGCTTGAGGAGGAACACCATCGCCCGAACAAAACAATTGTCCTGGTAATGACGTAACTCATTGTAAATGATAGCGGTCTCTGTTGATACCATACACTGGGAGATTCGAACGTTCGGAAACATGTGGTCAAAGATCCGACACAAGGGAGATGAATCCCAACTGTCGATTCGTTGCCTACCTGTCTCCACTATAACGGGCACTGTTGCTAGATTCTCTGGATAGTACTCGTTGGCCCGTTTAAAAGTTCCAGGCTCATATTTGACTTGAATGTCCATTGGAATGAACTCGAGCCTGGAATTTCGTACAGGGAATCTTTGCCTTTCATCCCCGTACAAGCGTGAATCCTCCACGAAATTTTGATAAATTGTTGCCTCTGGTTGGGCGCAGGGTGGCAATTCCTCGGGTGTGTCAGACTCCTCCGAGGAATCCTGCGCGGCATAGCCCTGGCGGGGATAGAACCCACGGAGGCGTGCGACTATGCCACAAATCCAATCCTGTAATTTGGCAGGTTTTTCTGCCGTTTCTGATGGGGCTTGCGTTAACAAAGCATCACTGGTAGTGACGCTCAGCAACTCGGCCCCATCTTCAATGTCCATCGTAACCGGCACCATCTCTGACGTCGGAAGATTGGACATGGAAAAAGTTGGGGTTGTGTCCCCCGAAGGAGAATCAAATTGCTGATACATGCGAAGGTTGAATTGCCAAAAAGAAAAGTCAAAGCACAACTGGTTCGTCGGAGATACGATTGTTTGCAGCGTGTCAGTGAGCGTGGCGGTAGCGTTAGTTGCACTAACAGTCGCCTAGAAGCCCGTCGATAGGCACCAAGCCGTTGTCCCTGTACCAAAGGGGGTTAGCTGCAGCTTGGGTGCTTGTCTTCAGATCGATTTTACTGTCAGAGGCTAAGAGCAAACATGCAGAGCTCCACGGAAAAAGCAGCAAGTTAAAGAATCAGTAGGGATAACCCTGATGAAACAGTCATGCTTAAACTTTCGTGCATTCGAGTAATCAGCGCGCGTAAGTTACGTCTGGTTATCCTGGATGTTACCTCCCTACCTATACCTTGGTTAGAGCCCTCCTGCCTTAGATAGGATTAGATTGGGCTGATCAAGCCGTTAAGTGAGACCTCTGTCGTCAGTGGGTCTGACAAAGGTGTCTCAAGCGGGGGCGCACACCATCAAGACAACATCCTGCGCCAACAAGACGGCCTATCCGGTGCCTTGGCATTCCCACACGAGAGCATGAAGCTCTCTCTGCCTTAACCCTAGCTCCTCAATCGGTTGATCAAG